CAATCGACATTAGCGCAGTAAAAACTGAGCAGGTCGAGGCTAAAAAAGACGTAGCCACAGCTACTGTCTCAGCGCCTAGAGTTGCTGATCTAGTTGAAAAAACTGGTGAAGCTATCATCAAAGAAGCTGATGCAAAAGACAAATATGGTGAGTATACACCAACAAATACTGAAGAAGTTTCTGAGCTAAAGTCTCAAATTTCTAAGTACAGAGACGAGATTAAAGCTCTACAAAATAGCAAAATGCTATATGCAGAAAACTCTCGTACTTCTAACCAATTCTCTGAGAAAGAAATGGCAAACGCTGTGCTTCTAGCAAAAATGCTAAACAAGCGCGACGTATTCGACACAAAGTACGGCAATCGCATGAAAGCTGTAACTACTGTTGACCAGTTCCTATCTAACTTCTCCCAGAATATCTACACAGAAATGGAACAGCAACTAGTAATTGCTCCAATGTTCACCCGTCTACCCGTAGACGCTAAGACATTCCGCGTTCCAGTAGCTGATGAAGACAAAGATGGCGACGTTGCAATGTTCCGCTCTGGTACTTATGCAACTGGTATTGCTGATAGCTCTAACGTACCAACATCTAACCAAAACTCCATCGGTGCTGTAGAATTTACACCTCATAAGTTCATGGCAACAACTCACCTAGCTAAGGATGAAGAAGAAGACACAGTTCTTCCTCTACTAGATTTCCTACGCAGCGCTGCAACTCGTCGTCTAGCTCGCGCTATCGACAAGTCCATTCTTCGCGGTACTGGCGCTCTAACAGGTTTCACTGCATCCCCAACTAACTCTATCACAGCAGGCACTGGTTATGCTTCTGTTATTGAAGGTATCACCAATCTAACTGGCGACGCATCTCTAACAGTACCAACTGGTTCTTCTTCTGATAAAGCAGACCCATCTGATATCGCAGCAGCACGTACTGCTATGGGTAAGTATGGTCTACAGCTAGGTAACGACCTAGTATATATCACTTCCATCGAAGGATATAACAACCTAGTAACAACTGCAGACTTCCGTACTGTTGATAAGTTTGGTCCAAACGCTACTTATCTAACAGGTTCCGTAGGTGCAGTATACGGTATTCCTATCGCTATCTCTGAATTCCTAGATAACGTAGGTTCTACTGGTAACCACTTAGGTGTACTACTTTACAAGCCGGGCTTCCTAATTGCCGAGCGTCGTGGTATTGAGATCGAATCTGAGTACGAACCACGCCAGCAAGTAACTGCTATGTACATGAGCACACGTTTCGACTTCAAGGCTCTAACTACAAACTCCAGCGCAGCGCTAGATTCTACCAAGTATCCATACGCTGTTACTGTTACAGCAGGCTAATAGCTACTTACAATTTAGTTCTAACTACGGGGGAGGCGGTCATACGCCTCCCCTTATTCAATAAAGGGTAGATAATTATGACAGATAGTTTTGAAGAAAACTTAGGAAAGAATACATATATAACTCTTGCTCAAGTTAAGGATTATTTAAGCATTTCTAGCAATACTCAAGATGCTAGACTGTCTAATATTATCTCCTACGCTAGTGGGGTTATAGAACACTATATAGGTCAAGAAATCTTGGCTAATGATTACGTTGAAATATTTGATGGAGGTGTATCCTCTGTTTTTGTGAGTAGACTACCTCTTACTAGCGTATATCAAGTATCAGAATTTAATGGCGTAGAGAATGTTCTGCTAGCAGACCCAGCAGTTAACGGTGCTCCTGTTTATACTAACAGTAAGAGCGTATCTTTTATTGCAAATGGCGTAGCTAAAAATACAACAAAAGTTAAACGTTTTGGAAAATCCTCTCTAGAAGTAGATGAGGTGAGTTATATCAGCTCTGATACAGTTCCAGAAGAGCTACAACTTGGTAAGTCTGACTTTACTGTAGAAATGTATGTAAAAGTAGATGAACCATTTTTAAGAGATAATGTATTATTTGAAATATCTACAGATAGTGCTAACTACATGCGTTTCAGCTTAGCTAACCAGTACGGTTTAGCGTTTACTTCTAACGTATCTGGCTCTACTACTACAGTTACTGGCGCCAATACAAGCATCGAAGCGCAACAGTTTACAAAAAAGCGTTGGGCACACGTAGCTGTGTCACGAAATTATGAAACTGAAAGATTATACCTACATTATAATGGTGTTCAGATAGCCAATAGTTCTTATACTGTTGACTCTCTATCTTTTACCAATAGTATAACTCTAGGACGCACTCTCAAAGGATATATTGACGAAGTACGTGTATCTACAGTTCAAAGATATACTAACGCTTTTACTCCGCCAGCTTTTAGATTCCGTACAGATAGTGATACTGCTATGTTAGTACATTTTGATGAAAAGAATAATTCTACTCAATTTAAGGATGTTCACTCTAAACCTGCTGAGTATAACTTTGCTAAAGATACCGGCGAGGTAACAAAAGACACTGGTAGTGCTGGAGTAACTGGTAATTTTACGTCTATTAGAAAATCCTACCCAGCCATGACCCTTTACGGACCACAAGCTTTTCAACCATTTCCTAGTGCTGTAGAAGTTACTTACAGAGCCGGATATGAAACTGGTAGCGTACCACTTGATTTACAAGTAGCTACATTAGACTATATTAAGCTGCTATACAAACAAGACCAGGAAAAGAAAGGTTTCAGCTTTGAAGGCGAACGCGGAGACCAGTTCCCTCTTGCTGGTAATTTCCCCCCACATATTCGTCGTATTCTAGATCTTTATAGGATTATTGATTAATGAACGTTAATGTTACCACTGAGAGTTCTGTATCATTTGAGGGTAAACAGTATGCGACACTAGCTACTTTTTTAGCTGCTAGAAGAGTGCTTGGTGCTAATAGATTTAAGTATAAAGATACTAATAAATCACTCTCTCAAGGTATAAATAGTGCTTATAGTATCACTGGTTCATTGATGGACGAATTAGTAGCTTCTGCACTAGGAGCAAGCTCTGTAGTAAATACAGCGGGGCATGGTGTTATTTTTGATAATATTATAGTTAATAGCGAGACTAACACTGTAGAAATTTCAGAAAATAAGTTAGTTAGTGCTGTAGTATCAAAAGAAGGATTAGTAGAAAAAGTTAGTCAAATTTCTGTAGCAGGCGGTGCTGGTATTACTCTTACTCCCGGCAAAAAGTCTTTTTTTACAGCAGATACAATTGATGTAGGTAGCATTACTACTACTAAAAGTACTTTTGCAGATAAAGCTGACGTTAGTGCAGCTATATCGGCTGTAGAGGTAAGTTTAACAAAAGATTTTCTTAATAAATTAGTAAAAAATAAAGATAATCAAAATGCTTTAAAAAGTATTATAGGTAGTAATAAATCTAAAGCAGCAGTAGCTCTTAGAAAAAACTTTGAACTTAAGTCAAGTGATATACGAGTAGTACTAAATGTAAATGGAAAAGCTATTATTAGGTCTATAGGCTGGACTTGGAATGATATAGCCAAAAATCCAAAAGCAAAAATCTCCGTTATACCTAATGAAGACGGCAGTGTTAGTTTTAATATATACTTTACTGAGGCATTAGTAAAAGAAGCTTTAAATAAGTCAGAAACTATACTAAAACAACAAGAGCTAAAAATAAGCAAAGAAATAGCAGAATCATTAGCTGAGCAATTTGCAGCTTTTAGTCCATCAGTAATAGCGTTTCTAGATAATTACTCTATACAACTTAGTAGAACTTATGATGTAGGCTCCTTACTAGTTGCTAGTGGTAAAATTAGTGATACTACTAATAGCAAAGTAGTAAAGACAAAATCTGATAAAGAATCTAAACAGTCATTTATATCAGGTGTTCAATGGACAGTCTTAACACAAAGACGTCTTGGAGAAACAATGTTGAAACTAGGCGACCCAGAACCTCCAGAACTAAAAGAGCGTAGTGGGCGTTTTAGAAGCAGCGTTCAAGTTTTTGCAAACTATAGAACTAGTACGCTACAATACATATATAACCCGTTATATAGCTCATTGCATAAATACGGGTATAGACCAGACTTACAAGTAGAAACTGCTATTCGCGAAGTAGCACAATCATTGTATGCACAAAAATTTAACATAGTTAGAGGTAATAAAGTATGATTTTCAATCGACGAACTGAAATTATAGACTTTCTTGTAACTAACTTAAAAGATATTAATGGCGGTACATCCAGCTATGATAATTCTTATCAATATAAACATAACGTTTTTAACAACGTATTTCGTAAAATAAAATTTCTAGACGAAGTAAATGATTTTCCATCAATTTATTTGTCAGCTGGAACCGAAATTAGAAATTTTCAATCAGAAAATTTGACGGTAGCTACATTAAACGTTATCATAAGAGCATACGTATATGGAGAAGATAATTCTCAAACTGCGGCAGACAATTTAGTAGAAGACATAGAACATGTCATTTACAGTATTGGTGATGAACCTGAAAAAGGGATATTAGATATAACTATAGAAAATATCTCGGCTGACGAAGGTTTAGCATTTCCATATGGAATAGCAGAATTAGAATTATCAGTAGTCTATAGACTAGAATATTAAGGAGAATAAATTATGACATCTCTTAATTTACAAAGAAATTCTGAGGTTTTCTTTTCTACAGTTGACCTTCTAGGTGGTGCTGCAGTAACTGCTATGACACCGTCTAACACTTGGAAGCTAGAGGTGTTAGCAGGTTTTGCTGTTAGCGCGTCTTCAGCTACTCAAGACATTACCTCACTAGAATCAGGACTTGCTCCTGATCGTTCTCAGCAACGCTTTAACACTGCTATCAATCCAGTCGAGTGGAACTTCCAAGTTTATCTACGTCCAACCGGCGTAGAAACTGGTAACACTGCTGGTTTCTTAGCACCTTCTACTAATGCTAGTGGAAACGTTAAGCCTGTAGCTGACTGGTTTATGTGGCAGTCATTAGTATCTAATACTCGTGCTTCTAGTGGTACTACAGACCAGTCTGTATGGGTTACTGGTGGTTACTTACCTACTGTTAATACAGCAGCTGGTACTGGTTCTCATAGCACTCGCTCAAACTTTGCTATCGCACAAGAAGACCAGTATCTATATTTCAAACTTGATAACGTAGTTTATCAAGTATCTAATGCTTCTGTAAACCAAGCTACTGTAGACGCAGGTATTGAAGAAATTGCATCTGTTACTTGGGCTGGTTTTGGTACTACAATGAGAGAACTAACTGGTACTCCAAGAGATAATGCTATCTCAGTATTTGGTGGTACTCTAAACGCGGGCGGTGCTCCTGTAGTAGCTAACGCTAACGCAGCTACTCTTACTCGCGCAGCTTCTTATCACCCATACAACCAAATGAACGTAGCTGGAACACTAACTACAAACTCTTTCATTAAAAATAGATTGAGTTCAATTAACTTCAAACACGGTGCGTCTGCTGGGGCTACAGGTAATACTTATACTTTCCCAGTTACAGCACTAACATTTGAATATAACAATAATATTACTTACCTAACACCTGAAGAACTATCTGCATTGAACTCACCAATCGGTAACTTTGTTGGTACTCGCGGTGTTACAGGTTCTGCTACAATGTATCTACGTGCTGGAGACAACCAGTCTGCTCAGTTCCTACGTAACATTGCACAGGATTCTCGTACTTCTTCTGCACAAACTTCAAACGCTAACCTAATTATTGGTGGTGCAACTGCTCCATACGTAGCGTTTAATATGCCTGCGGTTCAGTTTGAATTCCCGCAGCTCGCAGTAGAAGACGTTCTATCTGTAAGTGTAAAC